GGCTGGTAGCGGTGGCTATGGGGCGTTGGGCGCAGGGGCCGTCAGTGGTCGTGCTCTGAGTATGCTCGGCATCACCGGCATGACGAACGCGGACAGCAAACTTATCGGCAACGGCACGGCCACGCACATCTGCATCTTGTACCCTGCGCAGAGCAAGGTGTTGGCCTGCAACCCGCTGGCACAAAATAAGACCATCGCCGCCTACACGACTGAAACGTGGGATTGGTCGGCACTCAATCAGGCCATTGAGTTCCGAGCGTATGTGACCAGCCAGTAATCCCAACACTGTGACCGGAGGGTGGATCAGTCTGCCCTCCGGTATTCGTATGTGAATATGAGGTGAATGATGACACCAATGCTCTCAAGGCTACATGACCACTTGGCCTCAAAACAAAATGGATGGACTAACGTAATTGCTCTGGCAATTTTCCTCACGGTCGTTATCGGCATCCCTGATTGGGTAACTTCTTACGTAGATCAGTTTGTTGAGTTCATTCTGAACGCAGACCAAAAGACTCTAATAAAAAAGTCTATTGGTTTCGCCTTGACTGTTGTTTTCTATGTAATAGGCAAACCAGGGCTAGAGATGATTAAACCTAAGGAGGCAAAGGATGCTTCCCAAAGTTAGCGCGAAGGTGTGGGTTGTTGTTCTTGGTGCTGTCGGTTTGGCCTACACCTTCGGCGCGTGGTTGGGTGGTCTTTGGAAAACCGAACGGAGATGAATATGTGGTCGTGGGAGAGAACAAAGAATAAGACAGGCAAGGCATTTCGTTGGTTTTTCGTTGAATGTATTAAAGGCGGAATTTCATATTACTTCACCCGCAGGGCTGTAGAAGACGGGGCTGAAAAGATCGGTGATGAGGTTAGGGATGCCGGTAGAGACACGATGCTTAACTATACTAAGCGCTTCTAGGATACACAATGAATACCACAGCCGCTGTCTTATACGCCCCTACAGAATACTGGTCTCTCCCCAAAGAACTTAAACAAGCACTAACAAATGGATGTGGTCCTCGTGGTTGGTTGCGTGTCCTAGTACCAGACACTATCTGTGGTCTTGATATTACCAAGGTCTGCGACATCCACGACTACATGTATGCCATTGGTGTTGATGAGGCAGATCGTGAAGAAGCTGATGATGTTTTCCGTAACAACTTACTTCGATGGGTAGACGCACACACGAAATGGAATTGGCTAAAGAAACTTAGATATCACCGCGCCCAGGTTTACTACAAGGCAGTAAGAAACTTCGGTGGCCCTGCGTTTTGGAAAGACAAGAACCCAACAGAAACTATGATGCCCGTTTTTGCAAAATAATTTTAAAGTTTTGCACTTTTTTGCTTGTTTTATGTACCTAAATAAGTAGGAGCGTAATTTTCAGCTTCACGTAGAAAAGGAGTTATGAACAAAGAAAGGCTTTCCAAATGGATCAGAAGACGTTTCACGTTTTAACGCCGTTCACTGTTAAAGCGCTGACTACGCCTCCACATGATAAAGAGACAGTCGATACTGGCGACAACGAGATTATTAAGATTAGTGGTTACGCTAATTTCTCTGGTCTAGTTGAAGAAGGCGACGTGTTCATTGATCTCGTTGGGGATGTAGTTGTTCCTTCAGGCATTGATGTCAGTGTCTGGAAAAAGAATCCTCAAGTTCTGCTGCACCACATGCGGGACTGCACTGTTGGTAGGGGCCTTACTGTCGTTAAGAAGAAAGACGGCCTGTTCATCGAGGCGGAAATCCACAAAGGAGCAATGCAGGAAGAGGATTTCTACCGAGTCAAGTCTGGGCTGCTCTGCTTCTTTTCCATCGGGTTCCGCACGATGGCGGGTGAATACAAGAAGGTCGGTGACCGCCAAGTTTACTTCATCACCAAGTCCCTTCTGCTTGAAGTTAGTGTGGTCGGTATCCCGGCGAATGGTGAATCAGCTTTCAGGGTCGTCAAAAGTTTGAATGATCAAGAAGGTTTCTATGCAGGCGACTTGTCGGAAAAAATTTCGCCGCAGATTGAAATTGAAAATCACAACGAAGAAGAACAAGGAGATGCCATGAAAGTCAAACATCGTGAGCTTCTGCCTGCCAGTGTGGTCAAGGAACTTGAAGAGCGCGGCATGAGTGCCGAACTGGACACCGAGAAAGAACTGTCTTTCGCGGAACTCGTCGCGCACATCAAGGCCGTGGTTCTCGCTGAGATCAAGGCTGAAGCAGAGCAGAAAGCCGCCGAGGAAGCAAAGGCCGCGCAAGAAGAAGCAGACCGCCTTGCCGCTGAGGCAGAGCAGAAAGCTGCACAAGAAGAAGCAGACCGCCTTGCGGCTGAAGCAGAGCAGAAAGCTGCTGAAGAAGCAGTCGAAGAAACCGAGGAAGATGGTGAGTTCGATCCTACCGACGCCCTCAAGTCCCTTGAAGAGTTCCTGGCCGCTGCCCGGAAAGAAATCGAAGCAGAGTAACAACAACTACACAGGAGATTACAAAAAATGAAAGAACTTATCGAAAAACTTCAGAGTGAAGTTGTTGAACTCACTCGCCTGATGAAAGAAAAGTCGGACAAAGGCCAATCCGTTGAGGTGAAGGAACTGTCGGACAAACTCGTCACTCTTCAGAAGGAAATTGCCGAGCGCAAGCACGCCTTCGATGTCGGCACCAAGCTGGATTGCAAAGAGCAGGCTAAAGTGGACCGTAAGATGGACGAACTGTTCATCGCCCACACCATCATGCGCAACAAAGACGGCCAACTGAACAAAGACGCCTATGGCAAACTGGTTGCTCTCCCTGAGTACCGCGATGCCATCAAGGCTTCTGGCTTCTCGGTCGATGGTATGACCTCTACTGGCGCTGGCATTGGTGACGAGTTTGTGCCTGAGGCGTTCTCGGCTACCCTGAAGGAAGAAATCTGGCTGAAACTGGAAATCGCCAATCTGTTCCAGCGCATTCCGATGCCGGCTGCTACCTTCACCCTGCCGTTCGCCCCTGGCCGTCTGATCGCTCGCGCGGTTGCCGAAGGTGGTGCCCCGACCAAAGACAAAGCCGCTACCGGCAAGCTGGTCTTCACCGCGAAGAAGATCATGAGCAACGTCGAGTTCAGTGATGAGTTCGAAGCTGACAGCATCGTGGCGGTTCTGCCGTTCGTGCGCAAGCAGCTTATCGACGGCTTCGCTCTCTCCCAGGAGACGATGGCTCTCAACGGCGACACCGGCACCGGCATTTACGGTTCGGCGCTGACCGGCGAAGACTGCCGTAAACTGGTCAAAGGCATCCGTGCTGACGCGGCTGGTGCTTCTGCCAACGTTGACATCGCCTCTGGCGGTTTCTCGGCTGACAACCTCCGCGCCCTGCGTGCGAAAATGGGTAAGTTCGGTAAGTCTCCTTCGGAACTTGCCTACATCATGTCGATGGCCGATTACAACAAAGCCCTTGGCTTCACCGGCTACCAGGCTCTGTATCAGTATGCCGGCGCGGTGACCACCACTGGCGAACTGGGCCGCATCGACAACATCCCGGTGATCGTGTCCGAACTGATCCCGCAGGCTGGTGTGGCTACCGACGCTGCTGACTCCCTCGGCGGTCTGAACGCTTCCGGTAAGTTCGACGGCACCACCTACACCAAGACTTGCTGCGTGCTGGTCAACAAGAACGGGTACATGTGGGGTGACCGCAACACGTTCGCGCTGGAGACCTTCCGCAACCCGTTCAATCAGCAGATGAACCTGATCGGGTCGCAGCGCCTTGACTTCGAGAAAGTCCTGGCCACTGCCGACAAGTCCTGTTCGGTCGGCATCAACTACTAAAACATTCAGTTGTGAATAATTATAGGGCGGGGTATCCCTACCCCGCCCTATTTTTCTAGGAGAAAAATAATGCAACTCCGCGCTAAGGGAAACTACTCAGCCCCTGAATTTGATCTGGCGGCTGGAGACGACACCCTGCACTTGGACCTTTCCGACGAACGCAAGGCGCAGATGGTTGAAGACTTCCCAGAACTCTTTGAAGTTATTGACGAGGAAAAAGAAGTCGTTCCAGAAAACAAGGAAGCGGGTCTGTCTATCGAAACCCAGGAAGCCAAGGCACCCAGAACCAAAAGGAAGTAACCAATGAGTTTCACCACCGTTGATAACGTGAAGGTTTTCCTGAACAAAGCTGTGCTCACTCAAGAGCAGACGGCGACTGTGCAGATGCTGATCGGGCTGATCGACGGAGTGATTAGTAATTATTGCGGTTGGCAGATGTTGTCAACCACATACACAGGCAAGAAGTATGACGGGGATGGCCGCTCTGAACTTGACCTGAGGGTTTATCCAATCACTTCAGTCACCAAGGTAATGGTTAATGGTGAAGATGTTACGGCCAGTGTGAGTATTAACGCCGACGAAGGTATCATCTATTTCCCTTCTGGTAGCGGAACATTCACAGCCGGTAAGTTGAATGTTGAAGTTGATTTTGTTGGCGGCTTTGTCCCTGGAAGCATCCCGTCTGAGTTGGTCTACGCGGCAAACTACCTGACGACGATCAACTACAACAGAATTGACTCAGAGAATATCGGCGTGTCCGCCGAAAAGTTTAACCAGGTTGAGGTGAAATACGACACCACTGACATTCCAGTCTTGGTCAAGCGTGTTTTGGATAGGTTCAGGTCGCTCAGAGTGTTCTAGGAGGCTCATGTGTCGAAAGCTCCAACAAGAGTAGTGAGTCGGCTCCTCCGCACCCAGAACGGGTCTATCAACGGGTCTCCAAGAATCTACAACGTAGACAAGAACGTGTCCTTTTATGGGTACGCTGAAGTTAATACCCAAGCAACCTCACCAGTTGCACGTATCAAACAACACAAAGCATGGTTTGTTGGTAACGCTGACATCACCGAAGGCGACTTGATCCAGGATAAGGCAGACAACAAGTACTACCTAGTCATGTCGTTGAAGAAAGAAGTCACTGGAAGCGAAGTCGCATATATCGACGGCACGCTTTATTACGCCAACGCAACCTGCTCAATCGAGCGGTTTGCGCCTGTCTCGGTGAATGCGTTTGGTAGGGAAGTAAGTGCTGAACCTTCTGTCATTGCCGAAGGCGTGTACATCATGGTCAACTCGATGTCTATGGATGTTGACGAACAGAGGGATCAGCACATTGCAGAAGAGAAGATCAAAGTTGTAATGCAAAGTAAGTATGGAGCTAAAATCAACGACAGACTGGTTTCAAGCAACGGTGATGTTTACAAGGTAGCTACCGTTGACAGAACTCAGCTTGAGAACTTGGTTGTTCTGTACGTGGCCCAGGATATTCGCTGATGCTTAGTTTTAATTTTGATGACAAGGCGTTGGCGCGTATTGCCGGCAAGTTAGACAGACTGAAGGCAAACGTACTTGACCAAGAGAAACTTTTCTTTACCATCGAGCATTACGCAAAAAGCTACAGGAATGGTGTGATCAAAGTTATGGGCACTGTGAGCGCAGCTACTGCTGACGGCACACCAACCCCAGCTTCACCGACAATAACCTTTTCAGATTTGTCCGCCAACCCAAGGTGGGCCGCGCTTAGTCCAACTACGATTACCCGTAAACAGAAGAAAAGCAATGGAAGGGTGGCCTTTTGGTACAACACAGGGGATGCCTTCGAAGCAGTAGCGAGGTCTGTTCTGGTTGGGTCATATAAGTCTAAAGACGTTATCAGTGTGTTTGCAGGTATCGACAAGGCCGACAACCCAGACGCTTACGAACATGCAATAAGAACTGAGTTTGGGGCTGAAGGTCCGTCTGGTGACTCTTTTCCTGCGCGTGCGTTGTTTACCATTGCGAACGAGTTGTTCCTGCAAAAGAGAGCCGAGATCGTGTCTGCTGTGCAAAGGGCAATCATGGACGGCGTAGATTGGGGGCGCTAATGGACTTAACACACATCGAAGCGTCCTTCTTCAAGTATCTCTACGAGAACCTTGAACTAACGGATCAAATAAAAATTCTTGAGGACATTAGACTTCAAGACTTCGAAGGACTAACTAAGTGGGTTGTCATCGACTCGCTTACAAATCGTCTGGGAGACCAGCCGAAGCAATTGTGGTTCCTTCATATAGCAGTCCATAAGGCAATGGCGCACACAAAGGTAGAGTTGATCAGGCTGTGCGACAAGGTAGAAAAGCTGCTCGACGTTGGAACAGAAATTCAAGTTTACGACTACGACTCGCATGAAGCAATCGGAACAATGACAGTATCAGAAACGAGCCTAAGTCCCGCGATGCCCCATTTCAGTGGTGGTATGTTCAGAAGCATGACTGTCGGCGTTGTCTACGCCGCGTAACTAGAACAGAATTGGAGAATATAAAATGGCCGTCCTTGGAAAAGAATACCAACCTGTAGTTAAAGACTCTGGCTCCGTCCTCGTTGGCGTTGCTCAGGTGCGCGTCGGCAAGTCCTCGATTCGTCCTGCCGGCACCGCTGTTGTTGGCGTTGCCCAGGCGGTCGGCAAGAGTACCGCTGCTGTTGACGCTACCGATGGCGCTACCACAGTTGTCACCCCGACCGACAACCCGAACGGCGGTACTGCTGTTATCAGCACTCCTGCCACTGCCTATTCCGGCATCTATGATGGTTGCTTCATCATCCGTATCACCAGCACTGGCCCTACTGGCGGCGTCGATGTGTTCTCCCCGAATGGGTACAAGAACTCGACAACCCTGACTTCTGGCGCAATGACTGCGTTCGCTCCGAAGATGAACTCGGTTGATCCCTCTGGCGTGACTATCACTGCCGCATTCACCGACCACGCTGTTGGTGATACGTGGGTTATCCCAGTGTGGGCCGGTTCCGCTGTCAACCGCGTGCAGACTTGCATCGTGTCGCCGTACTCGATGTTCCGTGGGTCTGCTGAGTCGGTCGGCGGTCTGAAGGCGGCTAGTTTCCAGCCGAAACTTGACGCGATCAAGACCCTGGAATCCGGCTTCCCTGAGGAAGTCATGGACCGTATCGTTACCAAGACCTCTGCTGAGGTTAAATTCGACTCCCTTGAGTACACCAACGCGAACATCAAGATTCTGCGCGATGCGGTGTCCATGATCATCAACCAGGCAACTCTGCCGGCCATGCCGCTGGAAGTTGTCATGCGTACTCGCGGCAACAGCTTGGTGTCCTTCTGGATTCCGAACGCAGGCATTGAATCTGCTCCGACCTATGCACCTACGAATGACTATTCAACTCTTTCGTGGACCCTCTCGGCGGTTTCCCAGTCGGAAATCCAGGCGGCTGGTGACTTCGCTGCTATCACTGCCGCTGAAATCGCGGTGTTTAACGCCTGGGCGCGTAACATCTCGATCTTTAATGAGTTAAGTTATACCCATTGAAATAGTTAATGATATCGGCGGGTTAGTCTGTATGGCTAACCCGCCGACCACCACCTTTCTTATTTATTGGAGGAGTAGCAACCCATGTCGGAAGCTAAATGGAAAAGGATTAGCGACAAAAAATATCAACGCCTCGTTGGTGATGAGTGGGTCTCTGTAGAGATGCCCTATGGCAAGGTCGAACTCATCTTTGACGAATTCGTAGGTGCTGGTGGGATCATCGATGCCTCCACAGGGCTTGTTGTGACCGATCTCCCTACCCTTATCAAAAAGTTTGGGAGCATCGGCAACATCGTCCTGACGGAGTTCGATGCAGCCGGCGAGGTAAAGACTCCAGGCAACTGTAGAGTCCTGTCTCCTGACGAAATCCCGCCACTTTTTGAGATTGCCGTGGACGTGATTGAAAATTTTACGCGGGTCATCGGGAATGTAAAGGGGCTGGCGATGACATCAAGCCCCGACGAAGACGCCCCGGCAAAGAAGGCGAAGAAGGGTTAACAATTAACCAGCTCATCCACAGTTTGTCTGAATGGAACCCAGTCTCAGTCAGATACTACAAGTGGGGGTACAGTTGGCTAGAGATCAAAGACCTCTACATCGCAAAGAACAAAGATTTCGTAGAGAAGAAGCAAATTGATTACCAGTTCCTTATCGACTTAGCCAAGGCAGCGTTAGGTGGCGGAGGTAAGGATGAGACCTTTGGCCTTGACACAGGCGAGGGTATCGAAGAGATGACTCCTGAACAAGAGGCAGCGATGCGCGAGGCTTTGGGGGAAGACTTCTCACGCATTTATGGATACGAATAGGCGTCTTAAGTGGAGACACTTGAAGAGCGGGTTAAACAACTGGGCTAGTTTGTTTAGCCCGCTTTTTAGTATAGGAGTTTTGTATGGCCGAGAGAAGCGAAGTCCTTGGTATTAGAAT